CGATGACGGAAGCGGTAACGGTTGCGCCGATTGCTGTTAGGGTTACGGGACCTGCTGTGGCTGCCATGGAAGCTCCTTGGAACTGGATTTTGATGCGTGAGAGGTGGGGGTGGAGTTCGCGCTGAATTTCGTGTTCGTTCTGTAGAATCTCACGATCTTCGCGCAGGATCTCGCGTTCGGTGTGGAGGATGCGGTCTTCTTCGTTACGATCGTGGTTCATGGGTTTACCTTACTACGGGGCCGAAGGCGTGCCAACCGAGAATACCGACGAGTAGCCATAAAATCATATAGGCGCCGAAGGGTCGAAACCAGTTAGGGTTGCCGGGGGCGTAGTTGGACCATGCCCCGAAGACGATAGCGACGACATAGATTGTCCAGAATAATATTCCTAGTGGCATGGTGGAACCTCGGTTGTATGATGCCGAAAGGAGGAATCATGGCTAAACTTACTGCTGCGACGAGGAATGCACTCCCAGCCAAGACTTTTGCCGGACCCGACCGAAGTTACCCAATTCCGGATAAAAACCATGCCGTGGCCGCCAAATCTATGGCTACCCGGTTTGCATCTCCCGCGGTGAAGGCGCGTGTTGATGCAGCCGTAATCCGAAAGTTCCCCGGCCTGGGTGATGCGATGAAGCGAATGAAGAAATAGTTAATATTGATGGACCCCTGATGCTCTGCGGAGCGTGTCTCGAAAGAGGCTTTCCGGCGCAAGCCTAGACCGGTATGGTCATCAATAGGCATATTTCTAAGGGGTTGGGGAATATGCAAAAATCCAGAGGGAGTACCAATGATCGAGATACAGAAAAGCGCAACGGCTGATACCCGGACTTGTGATTTCGCTAATACGAGTAAGGAAACACTGCTCGCAAGTAGTCTGCAGCACATCGGAGACGTCCAGGCGGCACTGGCTATGATGTCCGGCCTGCTCCTTCAGGCTGCCGGTAGACACGATTACGACAAACTTACCGACATAGACGGATTTCATCGAGACTTCGTGACTGGATTTACTCAGACCACATGGTGGGATGCTCATCGCCGGTTGAATCGTCATCACCTGTTGCAACCGGATGGAGTTCCTGAAGATGTAAATCTCATCGACGTGCTGGATATGATATGCGACTGCGTCATGGCAGGCATGGCTCGGTCAGGTACCGTCTATCCGCTCGATATAGATGATGCGGTATTACGTCGTGCATTCGACAACACTGTTGAGCTGCTCAAGACCAATGTTGCAGTGAAATAGACTTGCAAATCACAGAGAAAAATATCGGCCGATACCTAGAGTGGTGGCATCGAGAAAGACACCTCGCGCGTACCGATCTCGTTTGGCTCTCGAACACCATCCTCGGCTACCCTGACGTAACAGAGCGCGTGCATGGCCCCATTCTTGCGGCTTTGCAGAAGTTCCCCGGCGCTACCGAGTGCCACAAGACGGTAGAAGACTACCGAGCGGCGATGGACGGAAAAGTTCTCTGGGAGCCGAAGTGCAAGATGGAGTTGTTGCCGCCGAATGAAGGATTTGAACAGAATCGCGACAATCTGATCCTTTTTCCGCGTGGCCACATCAAGACAACCATCGTTTCCGTGGCTCACTCCATTCAGTGGCTGATCAACTATCCAAATGTCCGCATTCTGGGTACCACTGCGACCGAAACACTCATTACCAGCATCGTCCTAGAGATTCGCAACCACTTCATCCTGAATGACCAGTTCCGGTTGCTGTTTCCCGAGCTATGCCCTCAGTCCAAGGAAGGGAAAATCCCTGAGTTCGGCAATCTTAGTGGATTTACCGTTCCTTGCCGCGACAATAACAATAAGAAGCTTGGGCCCGGTGGTAAGGAGCAGAGCTTCTTGGCCTCTACAGTCGGTTCGGCTATTACTGGTTACCACGGCGATGTGCAGAAGTCTGATGACCTTGTCGAGAAGATCAATTCCAGTTCCCAGAACGGCATCGACGAAGTAATCCGCCACGCCGGGTCCATGGGAGACCTGCTGGAGAAGTACAACACTGACGACCCAACCAAGCCCCTAAAGGGATGGACTGACATGGTGGGGACTCCGTGGGACTTCTCCGACCTCTATCAGGTCCGCCGCAACGACCATGCCGCGAGGCGGACAAAGGGGTTGCCGGACGCGTTCAATTTGGTGGTTAGGTCGGCGGCTCCGAACTGGCCGGAAGGGCCGTTTCTGTGGCCGGAGCGCATGGGATACGTGGCGCTGAAGGAGATTGAAGACGATCCGATGAAGGGTCCCGCCCAATTAGCTGCACAATATTTGATGAACCCGATTGTTGCTGGCCAGGGTCTGATCGACGACGTGAAGCAGTTGATCTGGACGCCAGAGAAGCATATGGACCATCTCCTGCCGCGGATGAGCCTCTATGCTGCGCTGGACGTAGCGGGCATGGAAGATGTCAAAGGCCACGATTCCGACTTCACTGTACTTACGGTAGGCGGTTTTGCGAATGCCCGGCTCTACATTCCATTCATGCTCTATGGCAGGCCGCCGGTAGAAGAGGTTATCGAGTGGATTTTCAGGGTTTTTGATATGTATCCGGGAATTGTGAAGCTGAAGATTCAGAAGCAAGCACTCGAGCGCGTGCTTCTGGCGACACTACGCCGCGAAATGAGTAAGAGAGGTAGGTTTCTCCCGATTCAGGCTGAACCAGCCGATAATCAACAGTCCAAGAAATCGAAGATTAGGGGACTTCGACCGTGGTTCCAGTCTGGAAATATTCGATTTTCGGATTCATTGCCCTATCGTACCGCTATCGAGACGGAAATCAAGGGATTCCCAAAGTATCGCCATGATGACATTCTCGACACACTGACAGACCTGATGCTGGAGGGCCGCAGCGTCAACTCCGGAGTGCTATCGAACCGCGTCGAAGAGTATTCCGTGCCGAGCACCTTCCGCGATCCGATTTCCCTGCTTCTGGCCGAGCACTATCAGGATGAAGACCAGTTTTACCCCAAAGTAGATAAAGACACAGGATTTCCCGCGTGATAACTTTGCTGAGAGGACATCAAGCATGAGTGCAACAACTGAAATGCCCCGCTATCAGAGCCATAAGAAGGTTTGGGCTCTCCAGATTGAATCCGTCGAAGACCTAGGAACAGACACCACCACTCCGGGAGCCAATGTGCGGCTGAATTTTGTCGATAAAGGCTTTGCTCCTCGTGACGTGAACCTTTTCGGTCGCCCAACACCGAGCTCGGGATGGTACATGGTGGAGTATGACAACAACTACACCAGCTTTTCCCCTTCCAAAGAGTTTGAAGAAGGCTATACCCGCATTGGGTGAGGGGAAACATGCTTCCGACAGACGCTAACGCACCCCCGCCAATGGTTCCGAGTCGCGTAAGCGATCCCAACGCCGCGCCTCCCCTTGCAGGCTACGAGAACCGCACGGCTGACGGCATCCCTCTCGGCGGCGGAGAATGGACAGCGGAAGAAGCAAAGCGCATCGTCTTAGGCGACTTCAACCGAGCCCAGAGCGACCGGGCAACCAACTATGAGACCAAATGGCAGAATGCGGCCAGCATCTATGCAGCTGTGCGCAATGGCGAGAAGACATGGGAAGGCAGCAAGACCCCTCGTGCTAACATGCAGATTTGGCACGCCTTCACGCAGGTCAACGCCCTCCGTCCGCAGTTGATCGACGCGATCTGCGGAGCAGACCTTGATTTCGATGTGGAAGCGGCTTCGAGCGGAACAAACATCACCCAGTTGCACCAAGTACGAGCTTTAATGGAGGAGCAGCTCCGCTCCCTCGGGGGCATGGTGAAGTTCCAGTCATTCCGCTCCTGCGTAGACCGTCTGACGGAAGATGGATGCGTTCTAGGCAACGGTATCTGGGAGTGGGGATGGGACGGCCCTAGAACTGAACAGGCTGTGCAGTGGAAGCGCATCGTAGAGCCGGAAGTCGCCATGGGGGAGCATCCTATGCTGCCCGGCGTGCAGATCCCGATGCATACAGGACGCACTGTCAGCTACGCGAAGCAGTATTTTCAACCGGAGACGGTGAGCCAGTTCTTTCTGGATCCGGTTGACTTGATGGACTTCTATATCGACCCCAACACGAGGTCAACGAATGTTCAGCAGGCAGGTTACGCAATTCGCCGCAAGCTGATGACTATTGCGGAACTTGCAAGTTACCGAGCTGTGGAAGGGTTCGATATCCCCGATGACATCACCCTCTACCGCCTTAGTCAGTCAAAGACCTTCACCGAAGGTGACACTACCCGGCAGGCGATCCAGAGTTACCGCGGCGTCAACTATCAGCCCGGTCAGGATCAGTCAGTAGACCCACGACTGGCACGAGTCGAAGTCCTGCGCTACTGGCAGAAGAATCACCACGTATGGCTCATCGGAAGAGAGCATATCGGCTACAATAAGCCTAATCAATATCAGGCACTCCCATTCCTCAATTGGTGCTACGTCAACGCTTTAGGATCGTTCTACGGCTACTCCATCCCCGAGCTACTCGACTCTGGGCAGAAGCTTATCAAGACGCTTACCGACGGCCGGCTGGACGAACTGAATCTGATCTTGCATCCTCCTTTCATCACGAAGTTGGGGATGGCTAGGACGCAGAGCAAGATGAAGCTTCGCCCTGGTGCCAACTGGGAGGCGGAAGATCCCCAAAAAGATGTTGTGCGGCTCGAGATGGGGAATGTTACCCAGCAGGCATTTCAGGAGGTTTCACTTGTTGAGAATAGAGATCAAAAGGTTACCGGGATTACCGATCTTGCAGTACTCGGTTCTCCATCTAGCGGAGGAAACAGTGCGAATCGTACCGCGACTGGAGTTCAAGCCCAAACCAACGCTTCGAATACTCGCGTCCACGGACTTGTAGCCAACCTCGAAGACCAAACCCTGCAACCGATGCTTACGCAGCTCTGGCAGTTGATCTGCATGTTCCTCGACCCACAGCAGATTCTTACGATCCTCGGACCCGATGGGCAGAACTTCCAAGTTGATCCGGTCGACATCCTAAACGCCGATCCCAAGTTCAAGATGCGGACGGCGAACAACATGAAGATGCGTGCGGCGATGCAGGGCGGCGGTCTCCAGACGTTGACCCAATACGTCCTCAACCCAGAGATCATCTCCGCCATGGGCGAGCAGCAGCAGAAGACATTGGATATCGAGCAGTTCACCGAGTTCTATCTGGATGTCTACAATGTCAAGGCGTTTAGTCTCTTCCGCCCGATGACGCAGCAGGAGATGCAGGCCCAGCAGCAGCGATCTCAGCAGGCTGGACAGGAGAAGATGGCACTCCAAGGCCAGCGGTTGCAGAACATGTCGCAGGATGCCCATGAGCGCGACGAAACGGCTATCATTGTGGCTACGCTCAATGCGTTGGCTAAGATCGGCGCATTGAATGAAGTGCTGGGTATTGCGCGGGATTCCGAGATCGCGGCGCAGAAGGTCCTTGAAGGTCAATAATGGAAGCCGATAACCTCCAACTCGCCATCTCCTACGCGGAACTTGCACAATCCCTAGCCTTCCGTGACTTTCTGCAATTCCAGCGGACGGAGTGTGAACGGCTTGAACAAATTGCCTTGAACGCTCCTGCAACCGACTTTGAGGCCTGCCGCTCTGCAATCATCGCCTGGCAGCAACGCCGTATCGTAATGAAAACGCTCGAACAAGCCGTAATAGACTCAGCCAACGCACTAAAATCCGAAGTGGAGAATACCGATGAACGAACCAACGATCCCGCAAGAACCGACCGTTTCGGCTGGCAGTGGTGATGCAGATTTTGACGCAGCTCTGGTAGAAGCTGGAACCACTCCAGTAGAAACCCCGGCTCCTGAAGTTCCAGAAACCCCAGATACGCCGGCAGCACCCGCCGAAGATCCTGACTTCACCTTCGCCACCCTAGAAAATGGACAGCGCGAGATGCGCCTTGCGACCGGGCAGGTCTACCGCGGTAAGGATGATGCCGAACTCTACGGACAGCTTGCCA